TTGCAGTGCCAGGCCAACTGTTGGGCCGAACAGTGTCACGTCCTCCATCCACGCGTAGATCTGGATCTGAACCCCGTTTGATGTTGCGCCATTCGCGCTAGCCAGCTGTGTGAATGCTGTGAGCGTAAGTCTGCCAAGAGTGGCGACGTCCGCAGCGCTAGTGACGGCAACATAATTCTTTGGGTAGATGAAGGGGAGTGTCATTTCCCCACCCTCATTCTTTTGGGGGAGGATCCAAATATGAGGCCTCTGTGACTGCTGCAGCTTCACACCCGTTGTGCTGCTCAGCGGCATTGCTGAGTTGTGCAAGGGAGTGTAGTACAGCATCAGAGCACCGTAGTAAAAGTTCGCGGCGTTAATCACGACCTTCACCTTCATATTTCCTCGGAGATACGCAAAGTTGTTGATCTTATACGCAATCTCGGTGGTCGATAGGTACAACGACCACGGGTCAAATGTGGTGTCTGAGAGGACTCCTGGTGTCCACGAAACAGTAGCAATCAAACGCGGTCTTGACAAAAAATCGCCTAAATTCGCATTGTTCTGCTTGTCGTACGTGAACAGGTTCTCGTTTGCTACAGCGAAATCTAACGTGTCTCCACGCCCGCTATCAACGAACATTGCTGTTTGCAACTGCTCGGAAGCGGACGTGTGTGTAGCCATCACGTCAGACCCGGTACTTGGTGTCTCGCCACTCTCCATACCGGACTGGAGGTGGAATTCTTCTTGTGTGTTTTCGGTGGACTGTAATTCTCCGCGATCGCTTCCTGCCCAGGAAACGGTGCGGTCTTCTCTGTTGTGCCTGTCGCGCACTTCTATGGTAGGAAAAAACACAGGGGTTCTGACATCTGGACTGCTCGCATACACTTCATCGCCTGAGAAAGGGCTAGAAGGAGGGGTCGACACAGCCAGGGTGGTTTGGTTAGCGTTTCCGCGGGACGATCCACCATCGCCCACAAAGGTTGGGTGTTCAGGATCTCCGTCATCATAACAGAATCCACACCTCACTTCGGGACCATTCTCGTCAATTGCCTCACATCGTCCACAGTGAGCACAAAGGCGATAAACATCCCCGCGGCCTTCGTCATAGTTTCGCTGGCACCCACTGCGCCCGCAAACATGACAAACCCGCACTTCATTGAATTGCTCGAAGCATCGCTGACACACGATCTCCCCGCAATACTCCCACATACGATCCAAGTCCAAAGGTGATCCGCAAGCTGGACACTGATCTTGCTCGTCACAGTGATAGCATTCAAGGTCCATGTCATCGAACCTCAGCATACCACAATGCCGGCAAGCGCGAACATGTTCAGCATCTGCCAGGTTACATCGGGATCCACAGGAACATTCTCGACCAGCCTCCATGTCCAGCAACCTGTAATGAGAGGTGTCGACAAAGGGAGGAATGTCGGTCCGTTTAAGGAAAGCCCGGCTAGCATCGATGTATCGTTTCAGCAGGACATTCCAATCCTCCAGAGGTGGGTGCATAAGCTCTTTGATCTTCGCAAATTCAAGCAGATCTAGCAACATCGCGTGTTTCTCATCAAACACATCACGACCATGCCAGAAATACTCCGAGTTTGCACTACGAATAGTATCAACTGCCTGGACCTCTGCACTCACAACTTGAGATGGAACACGCACCATCATCATCTTGGAAATCGACTCCAATTCAAGGGGAGCTACCATGGTGTTTGTGTCCTCAAAATGGCGCCACTTGCGCTTCAAGAAGGAACCCTCCGAAATGTTCACGTAGGCTACGCTGTCTGACGTCTTGTCCGCCATCGTGTACGTTACACCAATGTCAGCAAGAATATCTCGGATAGACGTGTGCGTAAAGAAGGGGGCGTGTGGAGACACTCCCATCCCATTGTCATCACCATACGTGATCAACGCAACGTTCACCTTGAAAGTCACGCACTCTCGCGTGGGCGCACAATGGACGTGGACGTAGCGCATGTAAAGGCTATTCACAATGCCATTCACAATCGCAGTCAGGGCTTGACCTGACGGATTCTTTCCGAATAAGCGGAGCAAATCGCCAAAGAAATCTACGTACGCAAAAGCCACGTCATATCCCAGGCACCTCACCACATTCGCGTGGGCCTTGTCTCCGGTGCAGAACTCTATGAAGTTTGCCATTACTTCAAAAGCTCCAGTCACAAAGACCGGGTGCATGGATCGATCATATCCCTTGAAATCGCCCCAGATGGTCATATCCTCTCCAAACTGTGTCAAGTATTGGTAGAGGAAGTCCCATTCGCACGACTGCGCCTCAATCCCTGGGGCGCACTCAAAAAGGAAATGATTTGACTGGGCTACTCGCACGAAAGACAGCAAATACATGCGCATCACAACTGTCATCTCCACATTGGCCATCATGAACGTCCGCACCTTTCCGGCCTTAGCCTTAGCGATGGGAAGTGGTTCATTCTTGAAGGCCGCTCGGAAAACTGGACCAGCGCACGAGTTGTTTTGATACTTCACAATCATCTCTTCAACGCGCGCTTCGATCTCAGGTGTGAGCTTCACATGATCTGGATAATCCTCCGTAGGAGCCAACTGTTCCAAAAAGAATTCCTTCGGCTTCAAGTACGGGAATCCCGCGCTTGTGTTGCGCTTGATACCATCAACGTACTGCAAGCCAGGAACTCCATTCACGGCCGTGTGGATATCATAGATCATGATCTCTTTCTTCCACTTCTTGGGGACTGCTTCGAGGTCCTTGCTGAATCCTTCGACTGCTTGGCGGACCGTGTCGGTGCACACCCGAGGGTCAATCTTCACAAGATCACCCAAAGTGTCGTACTTTGGTTTCCAGCCTTTGGCAATCGGTGCCATATGGGTGTCGGAATACCCATAAATCCGCAGATAAGGGGCCAACATTGAAGTTTCGACACGAAATTTGGGTTCCGCACGGAAACCCTCAAACGAGCCAAAACAGTCCACTGTACCCTCCTCCAAATAGTTCATCGGACTCTTTGGGTGGAGGTTTGTGGGATCACCAACACTTGTACTTGGCGCATCCAACATAGGACCAGAATCATCGACGATCAGTGCTCCGCCTAACATCTCCATGATGTCTTCATACGAAGTCTTGATCGCGCCGACTGTTTTGCTTGAACTTCCAAGCTGATGAAGACCAAGGATGATGGGGCCACTGCCGCTCTTGCCAATCATGACAGAGCCGCAATCACCATAGTCCGTGACTACTGATGATTTAGCCCACCAAACTTTCGTTTTGGCCTTCAACTCAGGGTTGTAGTACTCCTCTTCATGAATACCAGCAACCGCTCTCTGGAAGATCTTACCATCTGTCCCTCTGCCCACATAGTAACCATTCGCTCGGAAACCAGTGAGCCGCTCTCGGACAAACATGTCTGTGATATTTCGCATCGGCGGAATGCTAGAACACTTAAAAATGACAAGGTCCTTTTCTGCATTCA